GGATTCTGGAGGAAGTGACACTCGTCAATCACAAGAAAGTTGAACCGCCTCGCCCACGCCTTCGCCCTCGCATAGTCGAGAACCTCACGGTCAGGTGGCAATTTTGCAATAAAGTGTCGTTTGAAGAAGTTTAGTAGTGACTTTGAAGAGACCAGCGTTATATCACTATCCCCCGCAAAGAGGATTTGATCCTTTTGCTTAGCTGAGCCTGAAACAAGAGAGATGGAGAAGGGGAGTTGGTGGTCTTTGATTTGCTCTTCCCAGGATCGGAGGACGTACTCAGAGAATGGGAGGATGACTAAAGCCTTCTTTGCAAGATTTAGTTTTCTGTAGATCTCAAAAGTGGCTAAAGCAATGATTGTTTTGCCAAGACCAGTATCGAGAGCGAAGAGAAACTGCGGATAAAAGACACTTAATGTGGCACAAACCTTTTGATGATGGAAGGGTTTGACTTGTTGGAAAGGCCAGAGAAGGTCTTGTGCTGGCAGTTTTTTAAAGTCAGCGGGATTCCTTCTTTCCATGCTGATAACCTATTTCAAAAACCTGTTGAAAGAAGTCGAGGAAAGAATGTTCGTCAAAAATAATGAGTTTTGACTTATAATCAGAACGAACGATAAGGAAGCTAGTTCCTTCTTTCTCAAGCCAGTCATAGATTTGTTTGAATGCATCCTTCCTTCTTTTACACTCAACCCGAAACTTGGTGTCGTTTTCAAGAGTTATTTCAACGTCACCTTTATCACTCCCCCCGCCTGAAATTGGAATGCGGCGAGCCTTTTTGACGATAACGGAGCAAGTAGTTAGAAACCAATCTTTGACTTCATATTCAAAACCTTTGCCACGACGAAGGTTACGTTTGGCAAGTTTAGATTGCTTCGCCTTCTTCAACTGCTTTGCCAACCTATCAAACATTATTGGGTTTCCTCCTCTTCAACTGAAGCTATACAAAATTGGCCAATCCTGAAGTCTTGAAATAGTTTGAAAGTTAACCATTTTCGAGCCCCTCTCGCACGTTCAACTCGTAGGCGCATTACTTGTTGACGATACTCTTCGGGAGTTTGGGAAAGTGTAATCCCAACATCTGCTACTTGCATAATCTGAATGTCCCGCCCCGTGTGCTCGGCAGTGAGAGTTTGAGCGGATAGGCCAGCACGGTTTGCCTGGTGTGTAACAATAACCGAAAGGTCGTTTTTTGAAGCAATAGAGCGGAGAAGGCGTACTGCATAACCAAAATCCTCATACCCTCTTGTTTTTGGAACACGTATGTCCCCAAGACCGTCCACAACAAGGAGATCGGGCGGGTGCCCGTAGTGTGCTATAAATTGGTCAACTTCTGCAAGTATGCCTTCAGGTGTGAGGGATAGGGATGGGTGTTCTCTCAAAACAAATTTTGCCGACCCTGCGATGAGGCGGAGAGTTTGCAAAGAGGCATTTAGCTCTTCAAGGTTAGAGAAAGTTGGCACGTCTATGTCAATATAAGTGTCCTCAAATGGGTCATAAACAGAAATGGTGCGTAACAATTCGTCAGGATCTTCAGGTCTTACTAAACCTGCCATCATTTGATAAAAACGTTTTTGTACTTTCTGCTTACTCATCTCAAGTGTAAGGAAAAGAACGGAACGTTGATTGAGAAGGGCCGAGACAGCGAAATGAAGACATGCCCAGGATTTTCCTACGTTCAGCCCTGCCATAATAACCCAAAGCTCTTTTCGCATAACACCCTGGATATGGTCATCAAGAGCGTAAATGCGAGTAGGGAAATTAAACTCGTGCTGTTCAATTAAGTCTTCAATAGTTGGTTCTTTTGCTAAAAGGTTTTCAAACCCGTCAGCGGTGAAAGGGTTACGGTAAACGATTTCAAAGAACCGGCGTTGGATCTCTTCAACATCTCTTCTCTCGATGAGGGCCGGAGCCTGGGTGAAAAGGGTTCTGAATTGCTGGAGTTTGATAAGTTTTGAAAGGTGGTTTAGTAGCCAATCTTTGCCTGGGGGAGAGATGTTTAGAAGAGAAGAGAGAAGGCGGATAAAAACAGGTAGTTCTCTTGAGCGGTTATGGCGGGCAAGCCAGTCCTCCAGGAAGACTTTAAACTCTTCAATAGTCGGGGCACGGTGATTCTCTGCTACAAAGTCCTTGATGGCCTGGAAGAGGAAGCGTTTGTTTTGATCGGAAAAGATGTCCCCAGGCGTATTCTGGACGATTGTCGTCGCTATGTCAGGATAATGAAAGATGCTTGCTAAAAGTATATCATCAAAAGATGTCTGAGCTAGTCTTATAACAGTATTCTGGATTTGATTCCCTGCCTCTTGCATTCTCCCTCCAACTCATTAACTAAGTTGATAACCGCTTCCTCACTAACTTCCCGCCCATATTTATCAAATAGGTCTAACCTCCCCAACCTCAAAGCCAAAGAACGGAGGAAGAAGAGAGTTTGTGCGTTTTGTTTGATTACTTTCTCAACTCTTTGCTTTTTCGATGAGGTAGGGAAAAGAGAAAGAAACTCCTGTTTGTTTGCCTGAACCCATGCCAACCAGTCCTTAAGCCCAAGCTGAGCAATAAGGGCTTTAGGGGAAGTGTAGAAAGTTAGCCAATCCCTTTCAAGGGATTTTTGCTCATTAACCTTAATAAACTTGGGGAGGATATAAGGAACCTGCTCGAATGGGATTTTATGGAGCTCCGCTAAAGTTTGGAAAACTCTTTGACCTACTCCCTCGAAGAACTTAGGGCGTTTGCCAGCTGTTTTTCGATCAACGGTGGAAGTCCAAACCTGGAGTAGGGCCTGGTCAAGCGGGTGAAGTTTCTTGTACGCCTTTAGCCAATAGTAAAACTCAGTCCCCTCGCCCCCGCCCATCTCTGCCCAGATGGTAAGGAGCTCCTGAAGCTCCTCCAGGTCGGGGACAAGGTTAAGAACGTGGTGGTAAACATAGTCTTCCGTAAGTGGGAAGTGTTTACGAAGTAAAGCGAGTCCCCGCTTCCTCTCAGTCTGAGCGGAGCGCATTTTTGTAACTAGGCGGTCAAACATACCTTGTCCACCCTGGCGTTGATGTTTAGGGCCTTAAAGAGGATTTCTAAGTTTTGACAATACGGCCCTGGTAGGGAAGAAACGGAGTTAAACCACTCCTGGGGATCTTGATTGACCTCTTGCCAAAACTCGAAATTTGGAAGTTTCGTTAACTTTGCAGACTGCTTAAACTGCTCGTTATCCTGCCACTTCTCTAAAATTCCCTCGATCCCCAGGGCCTTTAGTTCCTTCGCAAACTTGGCAGGTCCGTAGCCCCGCACGCCTTTGATTCGGTCGGAAGAATCTCCCACAAGGGAGAGATAAACCCAAAGCAGCTTTGGCGGGAACCCGAAACGGGCCTGAAAGTCAATAGGGGAAAGGACTGTCTCGACCTTCTTAGGCGATAGACGGACCATCGAAACGTTATTGCTAATCAGTTGCATTAGGTCTTTATCAGCAGAAACGATGAGAGCAGGTTCCTGGGAGAAGTGGGAGAAGGTGGCGATAAGGTCGTCTGCCTCTAGGCCCTCAATGCTAAGAGAGAAGGTGGGAAGGTTGGAAACGGTAAAGAGCTCCCGGGCAACGTTAACAAGGTTTTGGTAGGAAACGGCGTGCTTTTGGTGTCCCCTGCCAGCCTTGTAAGAGTCAAGAAGCTTCTTTCTAACAGATTGCTTAGAATCCCAGAAGATAAAGACCTTCCCCCTCTCCGGTAGGGCTTTGTTTAGCTTGAGGAAGAAAGTCCGAAGCCAAAGGCCCAGGGCCAGGTCAAAGCTTCCCTCCTTCGTAGTCAGAGGCAAAGCATGCCAGCATATATGACCAAGACTGTTACCATCAACAAGGACTTGCAACATTAGTCAAACTCCAAAAGGAAATGAAGTCTTGGGGAAAGGATAAACTCTTCCGGTCCGTGCTTCGCATGGAATAGAGAAACCTCTTGCCTAAACTTCTCTTTTGAGAAGCGCCCCTTCTTATCAGTTAGAGGCATCAAAACAACTTTACTCTCAGGAAAGACGGTCTTAAACACCTCAAAACAAATATCTTGAGCCTTATCAAGTGGGAACGGGTTTGGTAACAGCAACTTTAGAAACACTTGCTCATCGGAGACAAAAGATCTTAGCTGTTTCAGAGAGCGGATAAAAGAATAAAGCAACAACTCGGAAAACGGTTTCGGAGAAATGCCGAGGATGCAATCGTTTGCACTAAGAAACTCAAAAACTTCATTGCTCAAAGGGAAAGAAAGAGAAGTTTCAAAGTGGAACTGGTGGTCCTCCTGGAGGTCAACAATTTTCCAAAGCCACTCAACGTGGGGGCGAAGTAGTGGCTCGCCCCCTGTCACAATGATTGAACGCTGTAAAGCCTCGGTAACGATAACGTGCCCTGGCGGGAGGGCCTTCCTGTCCTTCGTGTCACAAAAAGGGCAGTCAAGTAAACAATCTTTGAAGCGGATAAGGGAAACGGGATAGAGGCCCTGGAAAGGCCCCTCGCCCTGGCAGGTCACGTAAACCACCTCTGAGATAAGGCCCTCGGCCTTTACATGGTTAGTGGACTGTTCCATTACCTAGTTCCTCCTTCTGTATTTTGACAAATTCCTGCACCAATTCCTTGGCAATGTTTACTGCTAACCCTGCAGGTAGAGAAATCCGAATTGGTTCCGCCTCAGTAAATTCAAATTCAAAAAGAAAGAATGAATTATCTGTACTTTTATAGAGATTTACCTTAGCGGGGAACAAAGCGTCTAACTTCTTTTCGTCGGTCATGCTGTCCCTCCTCTTCTTGTAGATAAGCAACCAATGCTGCCCATTCAAACCTTTTAAAATCTAGGTTAAGAAATTCCTTAAGGGAAAGTCTTTTCCCTTGTAAAGTTAACTCAGCCAACTCCTTAGCTAAGTCCTGCTGAAACTTACCCCAGTCTTCAACTGAGGACCTAAGCGATTTAACCATTGCAAGAGCCCGTTTTCTATCAGTAGTGATAAGTTGAGCCAGCCCTTTAACATCTCCTTTAATAGAAGTAACGGAGTTTTTGACAAGGGTAAAGAATTCAGGCTGGCCAATAAAAGGATAAACACGATCAAGAATGGAAAGTGCTTGTCTAGCCGAACCGTCTGCACCTTTAGCTATTGCCAAACATTCCTCCTCTGAAATCCCTATGTTGTTAGCAATAGCCACCCGAAGTACAACCTCAGCTAGTTGTTCGATTGATAAAGGTTCCAGCTCGAAGTGGACACACCTAGTCATAATTGCTTCGGGAACCGCCTCCGGTTCAGTAGTACAAAGGAACCAAAAAACGTGTTTAGGTGGTTCCTCTATTGGCTTTAGAAGGGCGTTTTTGGCTGCTTCAGTTAGCTCATGAACCTCATCAAGGATGATGGCGGTAATTTCGGAACCTTGGGGTTTGAAGTGTAGGCGTGAAGTAAGGTCTCGCACCATCTGAATGCCTTTATCTTGGCCTACGTTAATTTCGATGAGGCCAGGTCCTTTAGCCCCCAGCTCCCTGGCGACGATACGTGCAAGAGTAGTTTTCCCCACCCCTGGCTTTCCGGAAAAGAGCCAAGCTTGAGGAATTTGATCCCTGGGGCGTTCAAGGATGCGCTTGATAGCCTTTATCTGGGCCTCGTGGCCCACCACTTCCTCAAGAGTTTGAGGACGGTAACGGGTAATGAATCCAGCCATGTCTATTCCTCCCAATAAACCGTTGCTTGATCCCCCTGTCGGGAGACAATAATAAAGTTGTTAAACCTCTCTTTGAATTGGGCGTCGTGGTCGATAACAAAGACTTGGTTTTCCTGCCCTAATTGGGCGATGAGCTCAAACATAATGTCTCGGTGATTTTCGTCGAGGCCCTGGAGGGGCTCGTCGAGCACGCAAAAGCGGGGAAGGTGAGGAAAAAGACCCCTCACCAAGTCGGAAGTGGCCCGCCACACGGCAAACTTGGTTAGTTGCTGTTCCCCATCCGAGAGGGCCTGGAAGGGGACTTCGGCCCCGTCTCGGAGGACCTTGAAGGTGATATTGGGCCTCACCTCGCCAGACTTTAGACGCTTGAAAGGTTCGATGCTGATTTGGCCAACAAAGTTGGTTTGAGCGAGGATGGCGTTTGCGCTTTCCTGGAGAAAGCGGAGGGCATCCTCCAGGAGCGAGAAGCGGGCCTCCCTCAGACGCTGAGCGACAAAGGAGAAGACTTCTTCCTGCTTCGTAAGCTCTTTTAGTTGTTCCTCATTAGTTCGGAGGATCTCTTTGAAATGCTTGTTAAGGTGATCGGAGATGGGAGTTTCCTCAATTTTAGAAATCCTCCCCTCCAACTGGGCAATGTAGGCCGTAAGGCGACTATATTCCTCTTGAAGGGAGGAAAGTTCCTTTTGAAGGCCCTTTAGTATCTCCCTAACCTTCTTTTCTTCCTCTTGCAGGGCCTTCAGTTCCGTCTCCTCCGCCCTCAAAGCTATGGTTAGCTCTTTGATGTCCTTCTCCACCACGGCAAGGCAATGGTCCTTGTGCTCCTCAGAGATGGGTTGAAGGCAGGTTGGACAAGTGCCTTGAAGCGAAAGAATCCTTTGCTTAGTCGCCTCAAGATCTCTTAGCTTGTTGGTGAGGGCGTAAACAGAGGACTGGCGGTTTTGGAGGATGCTGTGAAGATCGGAGAGGAAATCCTCGACCTCGGTAATCTTGTCCTTAACGTATTGTATTTTTGCTTTCGTCTCTAACAGTTGTTGTTGGTAGAGATCTCTCTCCCTCCTTAGTGCTTCGAGTTCCTGCTCCTTAGCTTTCTTCGCTTCCTCAAGATTCTTCTCAAACGCTTGAATCTCCTCATGTATTTTCTGAACAACCTTTTCAAGCTCGACCTTCTTTTTCTTCGCATCCTTAACAAACTCAAGTGCCTGCTCCTCCTTTTCCTTGAGACGGTGCAAGAAGAGTAATTGCTCAAAAAGTTCGGTCGCTTGCTTTGGTGTTTGAGTAAACCAAAGTGGGAAGCGTGAACCGAAGAAACTAGAGGCAGCAAAAATAAGTTCTGCAACGGACTTCTCATCGGTGTTGAAGAGGTCACGGAGTAGGGCCTTGGTAACTTCCTTGGCAGTGTCATAACGCTGGCCGTTCACAATGAGTTCCCAGGTGGAGACGTGCCGACGGACCACTTCAAGGCCCTGAAAACGGACCTGGGTAAAAACGGACCCTTTAGTGCCCCTGGCAAGAGAACCAAAGATGGCGAACCAGATTGACTCGAAGAGAAGCGACTTTCCGGCCCCGTTGTTTGCCTGCCGGTTCCCGTCTATCTCCCCCGTCACCAGGGTAAGGCCAGGGGTGGGAGAAAACTCGACTTTCACGTCTTTAAAGACAAAAAAGTTCTTGAGGGCGATCTGCTCAAGCATGGTAACCTCCTAAACGGAAAGGACTTTATCGAGTTTCTGGTTTAAGGAACGGTTAAGGTCGGGGAATCTCTCTTTTGTTTGCTTTGAGACTTCATAAAGAATGTTTCGTACGTCGAATTTGGGAATGGTGTTTTTGACCTCATAAGTGTCCTTCACCAGCTCAACCCTGGCGTGGGCTAGGGAAAGATTCTTCTTGAGAAACTCAAGAATCCTTTGCCCCTCTTCAAGAGTTTTGGTGCGAATACGGGCAAAGATTTTCTTCCCTTGAAGGGTGGTGATAGTAGCCTGGGAGGGCATCCTCTCAAACGTGCGGAACTCCCAGGGAAAGGGAACCGGTTCAATTTCTACTTCAAGTGTTTGGTGGTCAACAAAGACAACCCTTCCCTCGGCTCCTTCATCTGCAAAGGAATGGTGCCCAAAGACGCCGCAATAAGTCCAGGTGATCCCCGCCCCGCCAGAGAAGGTTCCACCTTTGTGGTAGTCACCTGAGATGTAAGTCCTCCCCTGGGGTAGGTCTTTTAGGCTGAGCCGGACTGAAGGGACTGCCTCTTTTAGAGGCTGGTGGCAGATAACAAAGGAAGTGTTGGAGTTTTTGACGACATCGAGGAACCTTTCTTCGTCCCGTTGGAAGGGAACAAAGAGGAAAGAAACTATCTCAGTTGGTTCTTCAATCACCTCGATTCCGGCTCGTTTGAAGATAGTGGGGGCGATGAAGGCCCCGTTCGGGAAGATGTCATGTTGGCCGGTGATGACGATAATCTCCCCCTGAAAGGTCTTGAGGGTGCGGATCACTTCATCCACTATAGCAACAGGTGTCTGGCCTTTCAGGTGGAAAAGGTCTCCAGCAATCACAAGTCTGTCGGCCTTGTTATTCAAGGTTTCCAGCCATTCCCGCATAAACTCGAATCTGAGGCGGGAAGGAGTGGATTGGTCAAAATGGGTGTCGGAAATGATTGCAGTTCTACTTTTCCCCATCGTTAACCTCCTTTTTCTCAAATTCGAGATAGTAGGCCGTAAAGCCAGTCATCCCACCAACCTCCTGGCGGAAGACGTTTCCGGTTACGTGCTCACACCCCTCGACCGTCTCGGCATCGAGATCGAGAAAGGCTTTCTTGCCACAAAAGAGACAATGCGCACCATAAAGGATGCGGAAAGGATCATAGAACTTTCTCACGGGGAGGCGGACAAGGTTAGGGGAAGGGGCAGGGTTAAAGTCTTTGGTCCAGATGATCTTAGCTTTCATGGTTAACCCTCCTTTTGCTCTTGAACGGAGAGGCGTTTTTTGACAAGATCCCAAAGTCGAGGGCGACCTGCCTGAGACACCTCCCCCTCAAGCTTTTTCCACGTCTCCGTAACTAAAGCAACTGTTTTATTAAAAAGCTCTGCATCTTGCTCAATTAACTCAATAAGTTTATTAAGGCGAAGTTTTTGCTCCACTCCCAAAGCCTCAGCTTCCACCCACCCTCCAGCCATAGTAATGGCTTTCTTTTCAAGAAGAAAGTCAAGTAGTCCTCTAATATCATCTACCCCGTAGTCGAATAAGATAGGAATTCTGACTTCACGGAAGGGAGGGCCGAACCTGTTTTTCGTAATCTTTGCTTGCGAGACAATCCCTATAATAAGACCATTGCTGGCTTTAATCTTTCCCACCTCCGCCAGCCAAACAATTTGGTCAGAGTAGAAATCAAGTGCTTTTCCTCCTGATCTGCGGAATTTGGGAGCGTAGGGGAGTTTTGAGATGTTTTCCCGCACCTGAGAGATGATAAGCAAAGTGGTAGCCTTCTCATGAAGAAAATGAATACAGCGGCGGAACATTTCAGACACCTTTTTAGCTCTCTCCGTCCCATAGGTAGCGGATTCTTTTGGATCACGGTCTAATTCTGCCTCCGAAGACAAGGCGTCCATAGAGTCCAGAACATAAAAACCACCCTGCCCTGGTGGGATGTTTTCAAGGAAATTGGAAAGGTTGTTAATAAAATCCTCTACCGTGGCAGAGGATTTGAGAGCAATATTGGAAATATCCAGCCCCACTTTGCTGGCAAATTCTTTGTTAAGCCCTTCCTCAGCCGTGTCAAAGGCAATTTGAAAACCAGAGTAACCACGTGGGGGAAGGTTTTGAATGAAAGCAGCAGCGGTGATTGCAAGAAGAGTTTTACCGGTAGAACTGTCTCCCACGTAGTTAACAACCCCTCCAATAGGAAGCCCACCAGAAGGATCACCAGTTAATGCTAGGTTTAGCAAGAGTGAGCCTGAATGAATAAACTTAGCCCTGAACATCTTTACACCTCCCTTTTCGCCACTTCCTGAATGGGATGGCGGCGAAATCTGAAATGAGTGAAAGCCCCAGTTGGTAACCGCTTCTTAACCGGATAGAGAGCAATTATGCCTTCTAGCTGAAGATAGAAAGCAGTAACAGCCACTGCCCCATGCTCCCCAAGCATCACGACGATGTTAGGCTTTGTGTCTCTAATCCAGTTAAGAACATCCTCTTTGACAAAGCGAACAATTTCAGTTGACTTGGCAAGTGGTGATATGTTCCCCCACTTAAGTTTTTGCACTTCGTCAAGGTAAATAAACTTTTCCACCAACCAATCTGTCTGCAACTCCTGGATTTGTGGGGGAGTGAGTGTGTGTTTTGAAAGAACAAGACATTTATTCATTGCTTTTACCCTCCTTTAAACACCTCTTTGAATCTTCCGTTCAGTTCTGGTTACGTTGGAAACGCCCCAGTAACCGGCGACGTAGAGCCTGGAGAGCTCCGCCGCCGCTTCAAGGGCACGGGTGAGGGCTTCCTTAGTGGCCTTGAGCTTCACAAGTTCTGCCTGGGCCTGGAGAAGCTCCTTCTTTTTGTTGATGTAGTCCTCATCAATGGTGATTGTCTTCAATAAGTTTTTCAGTTACTCGCTGCCCTTGACGAAGTAAATCCTCTCTAAAGGAGAGGGACAAGGTAGCCTTGAGCTCATCAAGCTCTTGCTTAAGCCGGTCAACTGTCTCTTGAGCTGAGGCGACTTGTTGGGAGATTTCGTCAAACACCTGTGGAAATTCCTCAAGGAATTGGTCAAGGTTGTGTTTATCCAATCTGAGCATTGTAAACCTCCTTAGTTAGAGCTAAAAGTTTATGCTCCTTTAGAGTAAAAAACGGAGGAAGTTTTTGATAAAGTTTTCTTTCCTCCTTGGTCAAAACGTCAAGAGATTGATAGTTAAGAGGATCTTTCATCCCCGCTGCCAGGAACGCCTTGAGGCGGTTACGGCAAGAGCCGCATCGCCCGCATGGTTCCAAGAGCACGTTGGGATGGTAACAAGAAGACGTTAGGTGAAGAGGAGCCTCAAGAGTAGAGGCCAGTTTGATAATCTCCTTCTTGAGAAGGTTCAAAAGTGGTGCCACGGCCCTGATAGGGCGGATGGTCGCCACTTTTGAAAGGTTCTGGAGATGATAGAACCAAAGATTTCCGTTGTCCGGATAAACCATCCCCTCAGTCAGGTTCACACCAAAAGCAATTAGATCAGCCCCGATCTTCTCCGCAGTGCTCAGTCCATAGCCCGCAAACAAAGTGTTTCGGGCTCGGACGTAGTGCACGGGAAGTTCTTGATCCTCAAGGGAATCAAGCACCTTGAGGGGCTTGAACATGGGAGAATCATCCTCAAGCCCCTGAAGGCGGATCTTGATTAGCTCGGCATCGAAATGCTTTGCAAGATCTTTGACTCGCGTTTCCTCCACGAATTCAGCATCCTGGCCGTATGAGAAATGGAGAAAGGTCAGTTCAAGGCCCTGACGGGCCAGGAACGTCGCCACGGTCGCCGAATCAAGGCCACCTGAACAAATAACCAGGGCCTTCCTGGGCTCAAAAGGTGTGATGGTCTGCTTCGAGATCAATTTGCCCGTATCTGTGAAGAGATAGGCAGTGTTGGGTTCGATGGGGAGAGAAGAGGGGAAAGGGATGGTCCAAAGACGATTTTTGTCATAGAACGCAGCAAGGAAGTTGGAGATAACAAGGAAATATTGGTTTTCGTAAGACAAGATGATTAGATAACTTCCTTTGAGTTTGTTAAAAGCCTCTGCCATTGTCGGCCAGTTTGATGCATCAGCCTTGTGAAAACCATGCTCCTTGAGGAAGTTTGCAAGATACGCCACGTCGCTCGATCCATCCGGCGTGTGAATGAGCCCATGGAAGGCGAAGGCGACGTAAGGCGTTATGGCAACCGGTTGGGTGACTTGAGGATCGAGGAGATCTGGCTCGCTTTCGGGAACTGCTCTTGAAAAAAGAAGTTTTGCATTCGGTGGTAGATCCTCTATGAAAGGAGAAGTAACTACGGCACCGTAGCCCGTCCACGCCCCGAAGTGGTCTCGGCCCCTGTGCCGTAGGGAGTGGAGGGAGGAGTGAAAGTAGTTTTGATTGAAGACAATTGCAATCCCACACATAATTAAACCTCCTTTGTTTAATGTAGTTTACTTAATTTAGTCACGCAGTCCTTAGAAGCAAAACTAAGCTTTTTATTTAGTTTAATAAAAATCACCCCCAAGCCACATAAGTAATTAAATTAACGGAGAAAAAATGAATGTGATAAAATGTTAAGACGAAAAAAGGGGAAAGGTTTGCTAACCTTTCCCCTTTTAGTTTGCTAAGATATTAGCAACTATCAACCATTGCCTTGCATACGTTGCCTCATTTCTTGAATACGCCGTCGAATAGCGTCCAAATTATCCTCTGTCGCCTCTTGCGTTATAGTAGCTCCTCCAGAATCAGCTTGTGTAGTACTACTTTGAGGTGTAACTTGTTGAGTAGAAGCAGTGGGAATGTCTCCTTCTGCGTGCTGTTGCTCATCTATAACCGCTCCAGGCTCGGCCCTGGCAAGGTAATCCTCCAGGGCTGCTTCAAGCTCCTCCTGAGATGGAACAACAAGGGTATCTTTCCAAAGCCTTACCTGCCCCAGTACTTCCTCTGGAACAGGTAATTCGTTCTGATCCAGAGCGACATTAACATAACGGGTGTTAAGGCCCGTCCCCGTCCTGGTAAACATCACCAGCCGCCCTCGTTGTGGATCAAGAAAGGGAATAAGAGCTTTGGTTATCCGGTCCTGAGCTGCTCGAAGAATCGAATCAAGGAGAGTATCTGGACAGGGATAAACATGAGGGTGATTTGGTGGTTGCCTTCCATCAAGGGGAAAATACCAAACCCAAATCAGATGCCGGTAAACAGGTTTTAGCCCCCTAAGCTCCTGCGGGAGTTCACCCCGTTTCCGCCTCTCGAAGAACTCCTGGCAAACAGGACAATCCTGCCCCAAGGCAGGAATGGATCGAGGACAGAGAATGCTTTTCCCAAGCCAATGTGTTCCTGCGGTCAAGAAAAAACTATCTGTCCAGGTCTCCTCTGCTAGGGGAGGGATGATACGAAACGCATGTTCCCCCTCCCCTATCTGAAGAACTTCCACCTCTGGCCGAATAAAGGCCACCTGGCGGAGGCGTTCGGCCTGGATTTTCTTAATCTGGTCAGTAGAAAAGTCTTTAAATTGCGGCATCGTTAACCTCCTTTTTCTTCTCTTCCCGACGAAGCTTTGCCAATTGAGTACTTACAGTTGCAGGAGAGGCTTCAATCCCCTCCGCTTGCAACCGCTCCATTACTTCTTTCTTGGTACGGATACCAGCTTCCCAAAGCTCCTTTATCTTTGCCACAACCCCACGTCCCCGTCGTCCGCGCCCCATAGTAATTCCCGCTTCACGTCGGAGACGGTAAAGCTGTGTCTTGACCGTAGCAGGGGAGAATTTGAGACCAGTCTCCTGAAGGCGAGCAATAATCTCCTCTTCTGTCCGTAATCCTTCCTCCCAAAGTTGATGGATCTTTGCCACTACCCCAGAACGCTTTCGCTGTGGCTTCTTTTTCCCTTCTGTTTGTTTGCTCTTTGTTTGTTTGCTCTTTTTCCCCTTAATCTCCCCCACCACTTCAATCGGCTTCCCCTCCGACACCTGCTCAACCAACCACGGGGAGCCACTTATCAGCAAGTTTGCTAAGTTTCTCTTTAGTGGCGGGATCTTCAAGTCGTTCGACAAGGTAGGCCAAGCTGGAGAGGAGTTTAAAAAGTGATTCTTGCTCTTCAGCCAAGGGCTTTGTCAAGTCAAGGTATGGTTTGACTGTTTCAATGAAAACTGGGTCTTGGCGGTATTTCTCCATAACCTCCTCAGTCAAACCAACTTCTTGGCAAAGTTTATCCACGTCCTTCTGTAACACCTTCATTACGAAACCTCCTTCATTATTTTTTGTTCTAAATAACGGAGCAAAAACCTTGCCCCTTTTTAGTCGAAAATAAGTTAAGGTAGTGCGAACGGTATGGTATGAAC